TAGCTTTACAGCTTCTTCTATAATTGACCTAGTTTTAACAGAAAGATTAAATTTCTCGTTAAGAGATTTATAATCATTTTCTTTTTTCTCTGCCAATTCTTGCCATTTCTTTTCCTCTTTGAGTTTTTCTTCTTCAGCTTCAGCTTTCGCTTTGTTGAACTTATCTAACTCTTTTTCAGCTTTGGTTGCTCTTTCGTTAAGGTCTTTAAACCTTGGATTCTTAAAAGCAATTGCCCACTGTTCATCAGTTAAGGTTGGCTCCTTATTTTCAACTTCTAAAGTCTTATCGGGTTTTATAACCTCCGCAGGTTTTTTAACTTCAGTAGTCTTTTCGACTGTTTTTGTTTCATCTGACATATTTTTTTTCTTTCGTATCAAAATTTATAACGGGACTTGACCCTGAAAGAATTCTATATTCAGTATAACACATTTAGATAAATGTCAAATAGTTGTTTTATATCTATACAACAACTTTCTTATCTTTGTCTAACGTGTTTAATGAATTTTTATCTTGAACTTTGGTTTCTTCTTCAGTTTTAACTGGTAAACCAAAAGTAGTAGCTGATTCTTTTTTCTCTTTAGTTATTTCTTCTAATTTCTTTTGAGCATCTTCTTCACTTAAACCTTCAGTAGTCATAATGGCATCAACTTTAGTTGTAAGACCAGCATCTAATTTACCCTTAGCTAAATCTAATTCTTCAATTTGGTCATTAACAACACCATCAGCCCATTTAATAAAAGGTAATTCAGCTTCAGCAGGACATTTAACCCCATCAACTGTATAACCTTGTTTTCTTGATAATTCTTGAGCAGTAAATAATATCTCTCTTAAACCTTGGTCATAATATAATTGTTTTCTATTTTTCTTAGCAAGAGTTCTAATCAATCGCATCTTTAAAGCTCTACCTGATTCAGCAGCACCATTCTTACCCATACCTAAAACATCAGGAGAAGTTTCAGAGAACATAAATAAGAAGTCTACTAATTTATCTATTTCTTTAAAAGCTGATTCTAAATTAGCGTTCCAAACAATATATTCAGGTTTTCCACCTTTTTCTGTAACTTCAATCATTCCAAGAGATTCTTTCTTTACTTGACCATTCTCATCTAATACACCTTCAGGGACAGATAGAATAGGATCTGAATGTTTATCTAGGATATTACCTAGTTTAGTCATACGATTATTCAAAGCAAATAGAAGTGTATTTATATCGTTGTAATCAGAAACACCCCAAAATCTACCTGAAAATCTATAATTAGGAATATGAACTAATAATTTATGTTTAATACCAGTATCAACAGAAGCAATATAGTTAGTGCCTGCCATTGCATTATAAGCATCACAACTAATTTCCACATCAACATTACCTTTAGCATCTAATTCATTTATAACTGTAGATACTTTACCTACTTCATGTAATTCACGAATAAGATATTTAGTATTACCAATTGATTCTGTCCAAGCTAATTCTTCTACTTTTGGGTCTCTACGAGGATTACCTTTATCTAAGTGGGGAAAGTAAATACTTGGATTAATGTCATCAATATAGATTTCATTATCTTCTACTCTAATCTTATAAACAGCATCACCTTGAGCTGAATTACTCATAGCTGATTCATAGTTTTGTTGTTGAAGTTTGTTTTTAAAATATAGTGCCTCTAACCATTCTTGATTTTTATCTGCTTTAATTTGAATCTCTTCACCAAAGAGAATATCAGCAATAACTTTAGAAACTAATCCTGCAAAGTTACAAACCACATAACGAAGTTTGGCATATCTTTCAGTAAAATTCTTATCTCCTTGTAAAGCAAAAGCAGCCCAATGATTACCTTCTAACAACTCTTTATTAATATTATAACTGTCTAATCGAGCCTTTTGGGTTGCATAAGGAAATTGTTTTTCTAATGGTTGTATCATATTGTTTTATCCTTTTATTAATTATAGCAAATAAATTAGAAAGCACTACTTTTTTGTGCAAACACTCTAGCCTTTGGTTTGCTAGCTGTTTCTAGTGCTAACACTAATGAATCAATTGTATCATTTGGTTCGGCAGGGAAAGCCGATATTTCCTTTTTAAGTTGTTCTATTTCAGAACTGTCATTATCTAAATGAATAAATCCTCCCTCAAACTTAGATGACTGCAATACCAATCTTCTTGATTTATCTTTATCAGTAAATAATTCTTTTATAGAAGGATAAACAGATGGTTCTCTCTTACCACCTTCTGATTTAACTAATTGAGATAAAACCTTTTGATAAGCAATACTTTCTATACCAATCAAATCATGTTTCCATTTAGTATAACAGTCAAGTATTACATTTATCTGTTCTAATACACTAATCTTACCCCTAATAGTTTCTAAATGCCATATATGACCTTCTTTATCTATCCCAATAGTAGTAAAAGAAAAATATGAACTACCTTCTTTATCAGAGATAGCAGGATCTACTCCACCATATATCTTTAAATCCTTTAACCATTCATCTGTTATTTTCATACTTGAACTATAAGTTTTAATCCAAGCATCTTTAATAATTCTATCTTTATCACTTCTAGGGTCATTCTGCATTTCTTGAGCAAATACTAGTGTTCCTACATATTCAGGATTAGTTGGGTCATCTCTTATAGAAGTTAAGAAAGATAATGGAAATTGTTTTTCCCAAAAGGATTGACCATCTTCTTTAATTGCTTGATATTTTCTAGTAGTCCAACCTTGATAAGGCTCTTTATGGTCGATAATCTTTTTAAGTAAACAGTATTCGTGTAATACAGTGCCTAGCATAATAACCTTATTCCAATCTTTGCTTAAACCCATTAATAAGTTGTATCTAAACCAATGCTCTAGTTTAGTTCTTCTTTCATCTGATTCAACAATTTCATCATTCTCTAAATCATCAACGATAACTAAATGTGGTCGATGTTCTCGAAACTTTAAACCTCTTATTTGTTGTCCTGCACCTTTAGCTAAAATAAGAGAATCCCCATATTTAGTTTTAATCATTATACTTTCAGCACCCCACACATCACCTTTAACACTACCAAATAAGAATTGAATAATTTCATTAGTTTCTAATTCATTCTTTAAAGCATCTAAATGAAGAGTTGATTGAAATAAAGTATCTGATACAAGAATAGAAAATGGAGATTTATTAAATAAAGCATAATAGGCTAATACAACTACATCAATAGTAGTTGATTTACCCGAACCTCTTGGTGCAGCTTCTACTAATCTTTGTGCTTCAGGAATAAGTAAATAAGTTTCTCTTTGATAATCAGGTAATGGAGAACCAATATGACTAGGAAAACAAGCAGCGAAATACTTTAGATTATTTTCATTTTCAAAGAACCTAAGTAAATAAGCTCTTGCTTTTTGTCTTCCAACTTCTTGTATTAATTCTGATATTGATTTCATTTATCATTCTTTTTTAATTTTATATTTTTTGACAATATAATTATAGATTTTTGTGTAATCTTTAGTTGGTGATTCACCTAATAAACTATACGCTCTAACAAAAGCGAATAATAATATCTTAGCTGGTAAATGAAAGGCTATCCACCAATTAATATCGTGATTAATTCTTTCTAATTTCATTCTACCTAATATTAAAATAGATTTTATAATTTCTTTCATAATTTTATGCATCTCTTTTATTTCTTCCATAGTAATTTTTAAATAATAATTTATATGTTACTCTTTCATTTAAGTAGTAATCTTCATTTTCTTTTTCAAGCTGTTTGTTTTTCTTATCAATTTTATTTAATATTTTGTTAGCTCCAGTAAGTTTAAGTAGTTTTTTTAGTATAGAGACAGTATTGATACATTCTATTGTTGCTTGTTTTTCTTTAATAGGTTTAATATCTTTAGAAAAAACTCTTTGGTGTTTTTTAAAAATGCGGTCAATTAAATTATTATAAAAATAATCTATTTCTTGCTCTTTACATTTTAATTTCTTTACTTTTTGTTTAGTAGAAAAAGTTACTATACCTAAAAAATCTAATGTTTTTCTTTTTTCATAAACATCAATAGGATTTTCTAAGTATTGAGATAATTCTTTATTCATCTCTTTAATAGTTAAAGTGATTTCTTTTTTGTCTTTAGCTTTATATTCTAAATAACAAATAAAAATAACAGTATCTATATCTTTTAATTCTTTCAAATAATTTTTGTTTATTTCAAATGGCAACTTTTTAAGTTTTTTTTGTTTCATAATAATTTTATTAAATAATTAAACAGCTTCATTCTTAAAGAAATCATCCATATGTTTAATTTCTTCTGACGAAAGAGATAAATCAGTTGATAATTTGCCCATGATTTCTGATTTAGTATTAGAAGTAGGAAGCCCTAAGATTAATCTTTCAGCTTCAAAAGCAACTTTTAATGCATTAGCAACAGCTGATATTTCAGTTGGTTTAATATCTTTCTTATTATAAAGTTGTCTAGCAGCATAAGCAGAAAGAGAACGAAAAGTAATTAAATGATTCTTATTAGCTGCAGCAATCTCCATTATTTTATTATTTTCAAACTCTATCATTGCTTTTTCACCTAGCTTTTTCCTAGCTTCTACCCAACTTTCTTTAGAACCTCTTTCTTCTACTGTCCATTCTGAAACATTAAACTTCTTAGCTACCTCTTTATAACTTCTACTAAATGATTCCATATAAAAAGACTTAGCTTCTATCCAATTAATTCCTTTAGGCCCCGTAGAACCATCAGGATTAGTATTAATAGGGTTATCACCCGCCTCTCCAGTTTTCTGGATAGGCTGACCTTCCCCAATTATTTGGGTAGGGTTATCAACCGCTTCCACAATTTTTTGTGCACCCGATTCTTCATTATTACCTTCCACAATTATTTGTGGAACCTTGATTTCAGGCACTTCAGCTATTACTTCAGTATTATCTTTAATGATATTTACTTCTTCTGTTACTGGTTGATTGATTGTTTCTTCATTATCCAT